TTGGCATGTGAAGTCTCCGATTTTCATATAGGAAAAACCAAGGTTGTGAATCTTGGCACAATACGAGGTGGGTTATAACATAGGGTGGGAGGGTGTGTCAAGTTGACACAAGAAAAGCCACCCGGGGATAGGTGGCTTTAATGGGAGGAGGGAGTACGAGGTTGAGGGAAAATCTTAAGCCCCGAAGGGCTGCGCGTCTACTTGTAAGGCCCTTGGAACGCGCCCCGTGCCGTCGCCTATTAGTGTGGCCGACTCCTGCTTTATACTACATTGTGAGAGATTGTGCAAGTCTAAGACTCCGCAATCACCGTCCGCTCTCCGCCACTCTCATCCTTCTTCACTTCCTGATGTGGCATCTGCTGACCGCTCGGTGGGCGACCTTCCCCTTGAGGGTTGACGTTGCCGCCACCCCCGCCACCACTACCAGCAGCTTGCTGCGCCATCATAGCCAAAGCAGCCGCCGGATTCGCGGCCATTTGCTGTTGCTGTGCAGCCATCTGAATCTCGAGCATCTTTTGAGCTTCTTGCTGTTTCCAAGCCCAGAATTTGTCGATCTCAGTTGTGGCTCCGACCGGCGGTTGACCGGGGTTTGGAACATCGCAGCTTTCGAGGACAGTGTAAGGAGAAACCGGGAAGCCCATTCGAGCGAGCTGGATGTTAAGCATCTTCCGGTTTGATTGAGTCATTCCGTAAATGGAATTGGGAACAATTGTGAAATGGAAGTTGCCCATGTGTGCGCGAGCGCGCTCGGCTCGGGTTGAGCCGGGACGAGTTCCGGGCATATTTTGGTCTTCTGGAACCAATGAGTCTGGATCGTAATCGAAGTCTTCGGGGGTTAAGCCATCTGGACCTAACAAGGTGAACCGACGCTTCGCTGTATAAAATTCGAAGATTAAAGCCTTGACTTGCTCAGCCAACTCCCGCAATGAAGCTTCCATATTGCGGCTCATGTCGATAGCCAATGGGCCGGCGAGCTCGCTCATCTTTTCGAGAGTGTCTCCGCTGGGAATTTGGGCAGCCTGTTGCATATTCTGCAAGTCGGGCAGGCCAATCAACTCCTTGGCAGACTGTCGCATCCACTGCACCGTTTGGAGAGTGTTCTGTCCCATTTGGTAATAGGTGGGATCGATCAAGACTTTGAACATCTCACCCAGAGTGACATCATCCATGCCGATGTTTTGACCACCCATACGGGGATCAAAAGAGCGAGCTAGTTGGTCATCAACTCTGTTACGGTCATATCCAATGGGCGGGCGAAGCTTGGCGTTCTCGCTGTCATCAAGGGCTCGAAGCAGGGAGGTGACTGCGGCCTGAAGTTTGGCTGGCTCTTTGGTTGCAGGAATCCCGCAATATTCGAAGGGCCAGTCATCCAAGGTAAATTTGACAAGGGGGACTTGTCCGTGCCAATACTTCGAAGGTCCGTCATATAAGACGGCCCGATTGGTGCAGACGATATGCCTTCGATATGGGTAAACTCGTGCGTCATGATAGTCCGCCTTTCTGGTCATTGGCTGACCGGTTTGAGGATCGTTGATGCCTGTGGGTAAGTCTTGTCCTAGATAAGGAACGTGATACTCCCACGGCGATCCGATCACTCCCATAATCATTTCTTTGCCGGAGTTGTTTACGGAAGCATCTTGCAGGTAGATGTCGTAGACTGTAGTAATCGCTCGACCGGTCGGATCAACATCTCGAAAGCCGCGATCCCGGCCAAAAGTATTGTGGGGTGTAGCTGACACGGTTCGAGATCCGCCAAACATTCGGCGCCACCAACTGACACCTTCTCCATCTGGAGCGATCTCGCCGGCGCTTGTCGGATATCGACGAATCACATCTACAATCGGAACCTGTCGACGGATAATTACTCCATAGGCTTTTTGCAAATCCCAATTATCCGGGCTAATACCAAGAGGTAATACTTGATCTACGCCCAAGGCGGTCAGTTCAATGTCACCCTTGCCAGTGCCCCAATAACCGGGATCCCAACCTGTCATCAGATAGCCGGTGCCCTCGACTCCGGCGTATTGCAAAGCTTTGCGAAGCTTGCGGTCTACGTTGCAGCTGAGATACCAAGCCATGTAGCATTTGTTGAGGACATCAGCTGTGAAGTTGTAGAGTTGGTTGTCGGTTTTGTAGCTGGAGATAGGGCGAGGATTGGCGAGAGTGGCAATCAATTCCCGGACATCCCGCTTGACGAAGTTGAGACTAACCTTCGACAAGGTGGAAGGGAGCTCGTCGAAACCCCAGTCGGCCATAATACGTCGAGAGGCATCTACGAAAGCATAGCCACTATTGGCCTTTAAGAGAGACTCCGCTTCGACGACCGCGCCTTGGACCCAGCCGAGAATTCGGTCTTTGCTCGACTGACTGCCATCATAGGCATACGGCGCCTCGTAAGCTGACGGGCGGCCTCGCGGATTGCTGAGGGCTTGGGTGGTTGCTGCTCCTGCCATTAAGTTATCTCCTTAGCCCTCAAGGGCCTCATTATAAAACCCCCTAAACTCAAGGGGTCGATATGATTGATTGCTTCGTTCCAGTGTCATTGCCAGCATATCCCGCTCCCACTCCGATCCAGCCTGTGACATCCGGTACTTGATTTCTTCTCGCAATTTTTCTGTGCGCTCTGCCCGCAGGGCTTCCGCCCGCTCATGCCTTGCCCCTTCCACTCGGCGCTCTGCGTCATTCATCTTCTTCAAAGCTCGCTCGTAATCTGGCATGTTCCAGCATTCAACGCGCTCAGCTCCGTCAGGAGTTTTGGCATCTGCTCGCATAGGCACACCATAAGTTCCGTCTGCATACTTGTGAAGTACGACAGGCTCTGCGAATCGACGGGCCTTTTTCTGTTCCCAAGAGCGTTCTGCACGCTTACCACATTCGGGGCATTTGGCGTAACGTTGGTTCCATTCGACTATTTTATCGAATTGGTATCCACATTTACATTCATAGCTATGATTTACCATTAGTCCTCTCCCACCATGCCAAAAGATCCGAGTGCCGCTGCGAAAATTATAATTACGGCTATGGCCAAAACAGCACCCATTATAAAACTACCTATGCAAGAGATCATATTATTCACCTCTCGACTTGTTAGTTAAAGCCATTAAAGCCAGTACAATGCAAAAGCCAACCCCAAAAACTACAATGTCGAATAATAAGCTCATAAATGTTTCACGTAAAAAGACATAACAAGTCCTAAGACAAGTCCAGCAAAAACAAAACAACAAGCCCCAAATAGTAAAAGTTTTAGAATTTCCATCACATGGTCCCCCTCAAAATAACACTATCATAAAGCGCCCGACCATCCACCCGCTTGCTACTTGGCACCACCGGTAACGGCGTCCCGCCGATCACCTGCCCACCTGTATAAGCCGGCTTGACATCCAACTCCCGCTCCCATTCCCGCTGAGCAGTCCACGCATGCGGAACACTTCCGTAAACTTCAGGATCATACCATGAAGCGAGGATTATGCCAAGTGCGAAAACGCGATCGTCGTGCTGGCCGTTGGCGGCTTCGATTCGCTTTTTGTCAAGGTTCCACTCAAGGGTGGAGAGTTCCATTGCCAACTCGGGAGATTTGACCTCTAAAAGACCATCTCGTATAGCTTTGCGGACAGCACTGATGATTTTAGGACGGTTGGCTCGATCGGTTTTCCAGCCGATGCGATCTTGGTAAGCGGCACTGCGGGCCTTTTGAGTGGCGATTCTGGTGGGATCGAACCGCTGATGGAAACTTGGCCAGCCCCGTTTGCGCATTTCTGTCTGGATTTTGTCACCTGCCGAAATGTTTACTTCGATAATTGCCTTCGGAAAGTTCCAGCCACCTTGCGGACGACGCACGGTGTAGAGGTGGGAGAGGGCGAAGACCCACATCCACAGGTCGTCCGGCAGAATTTTAGAGCTAGCAAACTCCGCTACCTGCACATCCGGATGATCCGGACTAGCCTTTTTAATGACAGTCACCACGCTGGAGTCCTGATCGACACCTTCGCTGGGGTCACAGCCGACAGCGTAGGTTTCACCCGCGAGCGGCCATTCCCAAATCCGAATCTTTCCTTCCGGGTCATTGTCTGGCCAACCATCCACTTCAACCGGGACAAGCCGAAAGGTTTCTTGAAGCTTGCCGGCTGGGCTGACACAGCGCAAATCAACTGGCTTTTCTCCGGCCTTGGGAGACCAAAAATCATAAACGGAGCTGACTGATGGGCCAGCTAATTGGTAAGTTCCCACCGGAATCGCCGCTCCAGTCCGCGTTCGCACCTCCGTCAACGTCTCTATATCGAAGACAGTCGGATTGCTGTTTTGAAAAGCCTCGCTCGGGTTCGCGGGCATCTCCTGCAAAAAGATATGAAGAGTCTTTTTCTCCTTGGCTTCTTGAAATTCGACATGATAGAACCACTTTTGTTCGAGAGGCATCGACCAGCCAGAGCCGAGTTCGACCTGCAAAATAGGAGTCTGCTCGACATAGGTACGAGCAGCTTCGGCATGGCGTTCCACATAGTCGGGGACTTTCCAATCTGCGGGGATCGGACGCCGCTTCAGCCAACCAGCTGTTGGATAAAGCTCGGTTCCCATAAACCACGGCAGAAAGATCGGCTCGAGACGAGCCATCCCGCTTGCGGCCATCTTGACATTCCATTCCCACGTTCGATGCCACCAATTGCCAATGCCTTCTGCGGTTGACTCGAGGGCAAGCAAGCTGAATGGGTTCTCGTGCATCGTGCGGATCAGAGCAGCATCGACAAGTTCTTCGGGATTAAGAAAGCTCGCTAACTCTGACAGATGGCAAACAGTGCTGGTCGAGCCACGCCCAATACCTTGAGTTTGGTTACCCCAGCTTACGTCAATCGAGCTATTGAGATCGGCATACTCGAGTAACTCTCCAGCCCGATAAGCAGTACGCCTTGGCCGGAGCCACCACGGGAGGTTATTCCAGATAAACTCCAGCTTCTTGACCATCTTGCGAGATTTGTCGGGTTCGGCTGAGCCGGTCGGGGCGTTTACGTTGCGATAGAGGAAGACTCGGTGGCTGAGGACGGCCTGAAATAGGGTAGTAATGCCAAGCTGACGTGCCTTAAGAAACATCATCATCAACGCCAGTCCACGTTCCTCCATCTGAGCCATACGCCCGAGGACTACTCGTTGGGCGCGGTTGGGTGTGAAAGGAACAATTCGACCGGACCAGTCTTCGATTTTGACGTATCGCTTGCAATAATAATGAAAGTCAAGCTTGCACAGCGTCGACTCACATAAAACCCACAATGCCTCTGTATCAGATAGCTTGCGCGTAGGCACACCTTTATCATCGAGCAACGAGGCGAAGTGAGCCAGCATCTCTCGGTGTTCTTCATCAGTCGGGTACTGAAGCTGCCAGTTTGGTGGGAGATTGTATTTCTCTCGGATCAGGCTGGAAGCTCGGCTGAGGTTTTTGGTTATTATTCTATGGCTGTACATTATTCAATTATTTCGGCGTCTACCACATTCCGCACCTCATTATCAATCTCCTCCGCCACCCCGCTAAATTGCCGTAACGGAGCCAGCAACTCTTCCTTCCCAACCTTCACAGCCACTTGCTGGTTGACATTAACATTCACCCCGCCTTTATCCTGCAACACTCCCGCTATCTTAAGCAACATCTCCCGATCCTTCCCGCCTTCCGGCTCCGCTGCCGCCTCCATTGCCCAGTCGATCACCTTCGGAGCCACAAGACTGGCCTTCATCGAAGCCATCGCAGTCTGAGTCTCCCGCACCCCAGTTCCAACTAAAGCCAACAGATCGTTCGCGGGTATGTCCAATGTTACGCAGAGCTGATTCAAATTGTATGGTTGGCCGCTCTCGCGCAGCCGTAGAATCACACTGACCAGATCTCTCCATTTGTGTTCTCCTCGGGAGCCTTGTCCCACCACAATTGTTTGGAGCATATCCTCGAATTGACGCTGACCCCCGAAGAGAGACTCAGCCACCCAAGCGACTGAGCCGGGAGTTTCTGGGGGTGGGGCGTCAAGGATGATTGTTGGAAGGACACCGGGACGGCGAGCTATTGCTTGGGTCATCTCATCTCCTCGGCATCACCGCCGCCACTTCATCCCCTATGTTTCTCCACTTCCGATCCTCACGCTCCGCTTCCCACCTACCCCGGGGAATGATTTGGTGAAGCTCGGCTTTGGCGCTGCCGCCAACAATGGGACTGCGGACTGGCAAAAGTTGCTCAAGCGCATCCGCAATCCGCTTCATTTGAAAAGTTAGCTGTTCCATGTCAGCGTGTAATTCAAAAAGTGTCATAACCCAATCTCCTTCCTAACTTCCTCCGCAGCTACTCGCCGCGCTTCGTGAAGCCAAGCTCTGCGCTCCAAGGCTGATTGGATGAACCAATCCGCGCCTTTCCGAGTAAGTAAGGTGACAAGCCAGCGGTCGTTGATGATCCATTCTTCATCGAGCTTGGCGGCTATTTCTTGAGCTTTTGTCATTTCTTTCCCTTCACAACAACCTTCCGCGCCGGCTTCTGCTTCGCCGATTCGACAGGCGGTGCAACTGTTTCAACATTGGGCGGTTCGGCCAGAAGCTCGGCTTCCGGCGAATCTACCCGCACCGGCAGCGAATCAGTCTCTGGCACCGTCGGTCTCGTCACGGCCTGCGGCACCTTCGGAAACTGCGCTAGCACTTCTTCCTTCGTGGCGGACTTGGCGCGAAGCGCCGCTTGCGGCAGTTCAGCTGTGACAATCGCCCCGTCGGGCAAGCGGAACTGGGCTATCCGGGGCAAGCCTAGCTCGTCTCGCAAGTCGTCCGGGCTGCGAAAGGGACCGATCTGTTTGAGATTCCGAATATCCGCCTCTTCGTCATTGAAGCGGAATTCCCACTTCTGATTGTAGGCAAGCAAAGCGGTGAGCCAGATGCCACCTGGGCATAAGCACCACTCCAGCTTTGCTCGCGGAAATGTCAAGTGGTTGGAAGGCCACCACTCGCGCTCAAGCGCGTCTTCGATTGCAACCCGGGCAGCCGGTCCGACTTCTCGTTCCACCAACGATTGTAGGCCAAGAGCAATCTCAGTGCCAGTCAGAGCACGGCCTTGGCCGTTTAGGATCCGGGCGCCAGCTGGGATTTCGCTAGCTTTTAGAATCTCAGTCAATCACCACCTCCCGCGATTCGTCTTCACAGAAGACATCATTGATAGAAAGATTGGTCATCACAGCTTGGCCCTGAATCAGGTCAGCTCCATAAACCTTAACCTCCCACTGCCCCCGACCTCGATCGGCCAGTTCGTCCAACAGTGCTCGCAATTCGTTGACGGTCATAATAGGACTACCTCCCTGAAGTTTTCTCGTTCTTCGAGACCTTGAATATCCCGGGTCCACGGGTCGCCTTCGCTGATGGTGACGATCCACTGCGATTTCCCGGCCTGTGCTAGCGCCACCAAGGCCTTGATAAGTTCTTCGACGGTCATACCCGGCCTCCCATGTTGTCGTCATCTCTGTGGTAGCTTGCGTAGGCATAAAGCATAATAGCCACCAGACAACCGATAATGGTGTCGATGATTATGAATAAATGATCTGTTGGTGTCATCTCGTTCCTCCGGCATCAAGTATAGCAGGGGTTGGGGGATTGTCAATCGAATTTTTTATTTGATTATCAAATTCTTCAAGATGATCTTTCCTAATCAACATCAATTCATCCGGATCGAAACTAAAATCTATATCAGCTATTTCTATCCAATTGTCACCCTTTTCATTATAGACTACAAGATTAAAATCTTGAGCCTCCGGTGCGCCGTATTTCTTTAGTTTATTGATTATATTTCTAAGCGTCATTTCGTCTCCTTTATTTCAATGGCCTCCGGCCAGTCTTTTTTGTCAACATAAACAGCCCCGTAAGGTCGTATGGCGATTCGATCGAATACGTAATAACCATTTGTTTTACGGGATACATGACCTTTCGAACGAAGTTCTTGAGTCCAGATCCGGTTTCCCTTTGGCCGGTGATTGTATTGAGCAACATATTCTCGATAGTTTGCATAAAGCTCCGTAGTTTTAATAGGAACCCTCACCCCGTCATCAATATCCAAACACTCCTCCATCCACTTACCGACCATATCCATCTCGCTTCGGTAAGCTTGACGGGCATCTAGGATGGATTTGGGAAGGTGGGATGTGAATTTTACTTTGTGCCAGCGCATAAGGCCTTCGACCATCCAGTTTAAGATTCCGGCAGCCTCGCCAAACAAGATGTTCTCAAGCCCATTTATCCGCTTGTCTTTGTCAAAAGTGGCGTTGAAGTGCAAAATAATTTGGCGCCGGAAATTCCCGTGATTCATCCCCCGGATCCCCGGTAACTGGTTGGTACCCATCCAGATTTTGAATTGTGGGATATAGCTAAAAAACTCTTTCCTCAAAAAGCGACAAGTAATCGGATCGCTGCCGGTGACGGCTTTGAGCTTCGCCTCTGCAAGATATGAGTCCTCGTCGCTTTCGCTGATGGTCACATAACGGGAGCCCGCGAGCGAAGCGAGGTCGTTAGATTGCTCGGAGCGACTGCTGGCATTAAAAGTGGCAAAAGGAGTGAGCTTGGCATAATCCCCCATCACCCGGCGTATGACATTAAACATTGTCGATTTGCCATTAGAACCATCCCCGACGCACATGAACATCACTTGTTCTTCTACGGAGCCGGTTAGGCAGTATCCAAACATCCTCTGCACAGCTTCAATCATCTCAGCATCATCACAAAAGACCTCGGAAATGAATTTTCGCCACCGAGGGCAGTCAGCTGTAGCGTCGAATCGCACGTCCGCTCGCTTTGTAATGTAGCTTTCTTTGCGCGGCGGGCTGAATTGCCCGGTTCGCAGGTCAAGCTCTCCGTTGAGTAGGCCAAGTTTCCAAATATCCGCGTCAAAATCCGTGTAACGAACACGCAACTCCGGCAGATCAGCAGCTGTGAGGGCACAGCTTACAAATTTGTTGCGATTTTCCACATTCCCATAATACTTAATCGCACTTTCCCGCAGGGCAAATCCCTCATCACCCACCTGTAGGCTTTCCCAAGCCTGTTTTTGCCGATGTGAGGCCTCAATCGCCATCTGATTGATGTCTCCAGCGTGGCAAGCCTCCCACACCTCCCCGTTCCAGCGGAACCAATCTTTGGTTTCCGAGCAATAACGAAGGTTTGAGCCAAAAATAAGGGCCAGAGCTTGAGCATTCCCATAATCCGACCATCTAAACGACCGCAATTTCTGAGTCATTGACACTTTGTGTAGTCTCCAGAGAAAGATTTTCCAAAACCAATGGTAAACCCCGGACCAACGCTATGCGAACGATGGTTGAGGCATCGAAATGAAGGCCAAGTTGGTTAGTTTTTTCTTTTAATTCTTCAATTTGTTCAATGGTTTGTTCGCTTATTGAGTAAGTTCGGTTTTTCATTTTGGTTTTCCTTTGATCTCTGAGGATCTGGGAGGGATTTTAGCATAGGATGGGTGGGTTGTCAAGGGGAAAATGCGAAAATCTGTTGCGATTTTACTGCGGGAGCTAGCTTGTTAGGGAGTCAAGCCCCGAAGGGGCCTGCCTGCAACCTCAACAGGCTCAGCAACTTACCAAAATCCAGGGAGTCTAGGGAGTCAAGAGACCGGTTTTGCAACCAGATTTGGCTAGCAAAAATTTATTGGCCGTCAACTCACTTTTTGACTCCCTAGACTCCCTAAAGCTTGTAAAGCTATGAAAACAAAAGACTTCCAGAGGGAGGATAGTATTTTCAGCCTCCCTACAGACTCCCTATGCTCCCTAATTTATTAGAATGGATTAAGAAAGATCCATAAAAATGGAAAAACAAAAAAAAAATTATACCATTTCGTATACGCCTCCCACCGCCCCGCCCCGCCCAGCCCCGCGACAACTGGCGCCTGCGGCGCGCTCTGCCAGCATCGGAAGCTGCGCCTGCGTGGGACACTGGGCCGGGTCTGTCGCTTTTAGATACAGCCGCTTGCAAAGCTGCGCGAAGCGCGTCATTCTGACACACCAGCCTGCGCGCAAGCGCTCCGTGAGCCGCAATGACACACCGGGGCTGTATCATTTTGACCCGCCCGCCCACCTATTGCCAGCCCTGCTGGAAGAATCGCGCCTGCGCGCACGCGTTCAGATTAAGATTTTTAATGGTCGGCAAATTTTACCTGCCGCTAAGTCCTTTGTTTTCAACAACTTGGCATTTTTTACACCCCTAATCGAGCAATTTTTACACCATTTGGTGCGTCTGATAACGGATTTTATGGTAAAGGCTAACTATATCTCCTTTGTTTTCAATACTTTACGAAACAAAGTACTTTATGGCACGGCGAATGCCTTGCAAATTGCGCCAACGAATTTCGATTCGCTTGGCTCGCGGCTCACGGCTGGCTTGTGCTACCCGTTGCGGGCTAACGACTTAGCCCCGCAAGCCAGTCGCGGGGTCGGTTGGTAAACTGGCCGCCGGAGTTGCCCGAAAGGGCGCAGGCTGGCCAACTAATGCGGCGGCAAGCCGTTTGGAGGTTCGACCGTGAAATTCATCTTTGGAGCGATCTTGGTTGCAATCGCCCTGTACCTTGTGCTAGACCAGTGTGGCGGCATCACCGCCACAATGGAGCGCATCAACAATGGCAAAGCCGCAGCTACGCTGCGCGGCTACTAACTGGCCTAACGGCCATTTGGGCGCAGTAAGCAGGTCTTACGACAGACGTGTCACCGGTTCAAGTCCGGTTGTGTCCATTACAGCAAGCAACAAACCGAGCGCGCGCCGTTGGCGCGGAAGGCTCACCGATAGCCACCGAGTAATTGGACTCAAGGGCTAGTCACCGAGCGCAGCAAGGTTTGCCACAATCAACAACACAGGCCGCGTTTGGCAGTGTTTCCATCCCTTTGGAAGAGTCCGGGCACGACACGGGGGGTACAATTCGGAGCGGTGAGTATTCGGACACGCCCGCGAGCGGAACGGTACGGCGATGATAGGAGCCAAAACCTGTTGCCAGTGACGCGGAGCGTGAGTAGACGATACCTCATCCGGGCATTGCCCACAGGCTTTAGTTGCCTGCTAGAGCCTTTGACGAACGGCATCGCGCCGTTTGGCCAAAGGTTGTACTTAGCAACTAAATTTTGAGAGGGTAACACAATGGCAGACTTAGTTAAAGATTTCACACTTACGCACGACGATGGCTTCACATCGCTCTTAATCGCTGACACCGATTTCGACCAAGTGGCCGAAACTCGCAAAGACAAAGACGGCAATATCGTGGAAACGGGCGTCACCAAACGCACATTTCACTATCGCGTCAGCCAGTCATCAATTGACAAGGGCGAAGGCGCGGTCGCGGTGCGGGATGGTGAGGCGCGAGTTATGCGCGAGATCAAAGTTGTTATGCGCGATGTTGATGAATCAGCATTGTCGGCAAAGCGCGAGGCACTTCGCTGGTCAAACTTTGCCAAAGACTTCCGCCGCTTCGCTGGCTTGTCCAAGTCGGCAAAGGCGATTGATGCTGGCGATAAGCTGACGCAGAAAGACGTTGAGAATTTCATCAACGGCTTTCGCAAGGTCAAGGGCAAGTTTTACGAAGAATTGCCGAAGGCTACGCAAGATGCAGTCACGAAGGCTTATAGCGATTTGCTGAAAAAGGCAAACAGCGCAGCTGCGAAGCTACCGACAATGGCACAATTGGCAGAGCTAGCCGCTGAAGCCGCTGCTCAAGGCGTGCCGCTCGGCGATGATTGGCATAAAGCCTATGAAGCCGCAAAGGCAAAGGCAGCAAAACTGCGAGAAGGCAAGGCCAAGAACGCGGCCCTGCCTGCGAGCAAGGAATTGACCGAACAAGCTTTTGAAGGCTAAGGCGAAACGCGGCCACGCGCCGCGTCACACGTTGGATGACTACCGCGTGTCTGATGATGCTAAGTCAATGGAATATTTATGGAATTGTTAGGCATATTAGCAATAAGCGTTATAGGTTTAATTGTGGCTATGCTAATG